TTGATCCTTGATATTGATATACACTACCATCGTTTGCAATGTAAAATTCATTTGTTCTATATCTTCTAAAGTTACCAGGATATCCTGCTTTTTTTGTGTTAGGCGTTGCAACTTTTCCATCGCCTTCTATGATAACATCATCGATTCTCATGACACCCGCATAACTAGGAACATCTTTAATTTTTCCTTGTTCAATTAAAATTTGAGTTTCAGCAATTGGACGAGTATTAAAATCAGGTGGAAAAATTTCTGTTTTCTTAATTTGATTATCTCGTTCTCTAACTAATTCAATCGTTGAAGTTTGAGCTCTTTCTTTACTTAATAATTCATTAAACTTTGATGTGTATGCTGCATTGTATTTTTCTTTATCAGTTTTTCCTGGAAATTTTTTGTAATTAACTCTTGCAAATTCTTTTGCATTGGTCATTGCAGCTGTAACTTTTGCATCGCTACCAAACATTTTTAATAACTGTGAATCTAAAGCTGCAGCGTATTTATCTGCTCTTTCATCTCTTTTTTGTGATAATGCGGTATAACCTCTTGCAGCTCCACCTAATGCTTCTGCAACTGTTTGAACACGAGTTGGATCTGCACTAGCACCAAAAGCAGTTAAGAAATCACCTATTCTTTGTGTTGTAGTAGGTTGTGCTTGTCTTTTTAATTGAGATACATAATCAATCATCGCTTTTTTATCATCAAGCGCCGGATTAGGTGTAGTTTGTGCTGGACCCTTTTCTTGAAAGTTTTGTCTTCCTAAACCAGAAGTTACACCAGTGCCTTGTGATGCTCCCCCTCTACTAAACATAGGTCTTTTAAGAATGTTAGGCATATTAAATACCTCCGTATAGGCTTGCAATGCCGAACTGTCCACCTGTAGGTTGTTGTTGAGGCTGTGGTAAAGGTCTTTGTGTAGATTGTAAAACAGGTCCAAAGGTTGCACCAAATGCTTGTGCGGCTGCTAAGCCTGGACTTGTTCCAATAGGTGTTGCTGGTTGTTGTAAAGCAGCTGCTCCAGTTAAAAATGGACTAAAGATATTAGTCGCTCTACCTAATTGTTGTAATGGAAATTCTTCAGCTAAAATATTTCCTTGTCTTATTGCATCAAGCACAGATTGTGAATAAGCTTGCGCTCCAGTTCCAGCTTGACCAAGTCTAGACGTTGCAGATATGTCTAACTGTTGTTGCGCCTGTCCAATTCCAAGTTGATTAGCTAAAGCTTGTTGTTGTAACGTTTGTGCTTGTTGTAAACCTTGTTGTCTTAAATTTGCTAAAATACCTGCATCATAAATATCTCTTTGTCTCTCGTATTCAGCTCTTCTTACACCTTCTCTTCCACCACCAAATGCACCTGCGCTAATAGCTTCCGCTGCTCGCCCCGCTCTTCCTGCCGCTCGCTGCTCTTCTAATAATGCTTGAGTCGCGTCTAATACTTCAGTTTGAAAAGGTGACATAAATGCTTGGTATTGTTCTGGTGCAGCTAATCTTTGAGCTTCTTGTACAAAAGGTTCAAACGCTGCAACACCTGTGCCTGCTCCAACACCCGTAACTTCACCAGTTGTTGGATCAAATTGTAATTGTCCTAAACCTGCTTGCGTCGCGGCTCTTTGTTGTGCTTGTTGAACAAGAGGACTGACTGCAGCAACCTTTGGAGTAATTGCTGAAATATCTAATCCTTCTTCAATCGGCGCTATCTGTTGTGCCAGAATATCGGTTACTTTTTCTGCAAACGGTTCTAAAAACGCTGCGGGTAAACCTGATGGAGTTGTAACTGCCATTATGCTTGTCCTTCCAATTGTTTCATTAGTGAATACATTCTTTCCGCTCCTTTATTTACACTCCCGCCGCCCGCTGCTCGAACCGCGTCTGCTGTAAATACAAACTCATTATTCGATAACATTGCTGGAATGTCATCTGCTTTTTCTTTTATACCAACCGGTGGCACAAAACCACCTGTTTTTCTAAAATCCATTTCCGTAACGCCTTGTGGGTTAGTTCTTAATGGCACGTCCATAATACCACCCATAGCTTGACCTGGTCTTTTTACAACATCTGCTGGGCCAGTTGGTGCGCCTGTAACCGCTGGTCGTCTAGCTGCATCGTATTCTGCTCTTTTAACTTCTCTTCTTTGTTCAAAAGCTTCCCTGTCTCTTTTAAAATCTTCTAATTGTTGTTGTTGAGATTCATAAGCTAATTTAGCTAGCGCTGCTGACACGGCTGAACCACCAAATAATTTTATTGCTCGTTCTTGTTGTGCAGTTATGTTTGCAGTTCCAAAACTACCTTTTAAATAATCATAAGCCTCATCAACTTTTTTCTCTTGTTGATTTTCTTGTAATTTTTTTTGTAAAACATTAGTTCCTATTTTCATTCCAGCTTCAAGTATTCTAGGATCTATACCGTCAAGTATTCCTCCGCCTCCACTTTGCCCTGTAGGTAGTGGGCCTTCCATAGGTGCAAAACTAAAACCACTTAAAGACGGACCACTTGTTGAAGTAGTCCCAAATGTTCCTCCGCTAGGAGTAAATCCACCTATTTGAAATCCTCCAAAATCACTTCCACCAATTCCTGCTCCTCTTCCTGCTGTATAAGCTTGAGCAAAAGGTTGATGAGGTCCAGGTATAAAAGATGCAACTTGTGCAATCTTATCTAAATTTTCTTTATCTAAAACATCTCCAACAACATCACCTACTTTACCTACAGCTTTTTTAATTGCTTTTGTAATTCCACCCACAAATCTTTCATCTCTTGGTATCATAGTCATAATACCACCCATAGCTTGACCGGGTCTATCTAAATTATAACCCTCTTGCATAGAAATAAAATCTTGGTCTTCTAAAGTTTCTTTTATTAATGCAAGTTCAGCAGGTGATATTTTACCTTCCATAATATCTTCTAAAGAAGGTAAACCTCCCTCTGGCATTGTTCCATCTTGATATAGTTGTCTTTTCATTTGTCCTCTTGCAATAGTCATATTGGGTATTGTATACAATTAGGCAGGCGTTTCAATCCTGGAATTCCATACATTACTTGGTTTTACTAAATAAATCAAGACTAGGCATCATAAGAGTAATGTCCTTTTTTATATCCTCTTCTGGCACTCCTTTTGCCTTCCATTCCTGGTCATTTTTATACTCTTCACCGGTCTTTTTATTCGTAATCTTTTCTATTATTTTATCTGGTTTTATTACTTGCATATTATGTTCTATCAAATTCTAGTATGGATACAGTGCCTTCAAATATATTAGCTGATGCCGCTTGTAATTGTAGCTTATCGTTTTCTTCTAATATAACGGCGCCATCTGATACAGATTTAGAATTACCTGCATTAACCGTATGTTCTGCAAACTGAAAAGATCTACTTGCTGAATCATCATCTATAAAAGCTTTTATTTCTGTGTTTCCAGCACCAATATTTGCAACATGTATGTTTTGTATGATTGCTCTTGAGTTAGATGGACAAGTATAAATATCTGTAACATCTGTTGTTGTTAAATCAAAATTTGCATTTTTGTATCGATTAGCCACTTTGTCCTCCTGAACTAAACCATGTAAATCTTTGTGTCTCTTCTGTTAAATCTTGTTGAAACGTAGAATTAAGTTTTTCTATCAATCCGTCAAGGTCTCGAATTAAAGCATCGGCATCTTGCTGCCTGTATTCTCTTCCTGGTCTTGTAAATACTAAAGTAATTTTTGCCATTATCTTCTTCCATCCGGTTGTATGTCAATTCTAAAAGTTCCTAGTTTCCAATCTTGACCTGTGCTTGTATTTTCTATTTTTAAAGATATTGCTCTTGCTCGTGCACGAGTATCAACTTTTGATGTGCTTGATGAAATTGTAAAAGGACCTAAAGGTGAACTGGCTTGTGAGTTATTAGAATAGTTTCTTAAATTTAAAGTGATTTGAGAATTCCCTGTTTGTGAAACAAAGTCAGGAATAAATCTTCTAATTTTCATAATCACTTCTCCATCCCCACCTAAACTCTCACCATTAATATCATAGTCTCCTGATTGTATGTTTGCAGCGATTGCTGTAGTAGCAGTGGTTGTAACATCATCTGTTCCTTTTTCATGTTCATAGTAAACAGTCGAACCATCTGTGTTTCCAACAACATCAAAAGAAGTATTAGCTGATATACTATATTCGGTTGCATGAGGTAAACCAAACACAGAAGAATCCACCCAAGTTGTTCTTGCAAGTGTGCCTGTCGTCCACACCGGTCTTTGCGGTGTTGAGTCTAGATAATTATAAGTGACCATTCGATTCACAACCGTTGATGTTGAGGTGCAATAGAACCAAGTGATCTCTCCAAACAAATTATTAAGTCCAACGTTAATGAGTTGTGTTGCTGTGGTGTTTAAGTTGTCATATACAAAGTCTTCAACTAAACACTGCATCGTTTCTAAATTACCTGAGTATTTAAAAAAACCGTTCTCAGACATCCAGTAAGCCGCACCATCTACTTCAAGCGCTGCATTTTGACCAATCAAACCACAGTTCGTTCCAACTTGTGCAAAACCAAAAGTAAATGGTGGTCCAACAAATCTTTGTGTAAAGAGCGCAGTATCTGTCCATACATAGATTGCATCACGACCTCTTACCGCTCCAACAATTCTTGATCCATCTGAAAGTCTTTGTGTCCCTGCTGTGTTAACTGCTGTGGGTGTATACGTATTAATGTCCTCCTGATCTGAGAATCTAATAAACATTTCATCTTGTGTCGTCTTATCACCAATCGTTGTTTCAGTTCCAAAGAATACTAAGTGTCGATCTGGTGTAGATACTAACATATCTCTTGAAGCTGTGGGTGCACCCGATATAATCGTTGCTCGATTACTAACTGCATTGGCTGCATTTGAGTCCCACTCAAACACTTCACCATTATGAATCAGTGCAATAATTTTATCTCCAAAGTTATCAATCGACCATAAACCAGGATCATTAACTTGATCACCACTTGCTGCTTCACCCCAAGCGATATAATCAGAAGTATTTTCAATCGTATCGCCCGCTGTGTGCGCTGCTGCTGTTGTATTTCTTACACCTCTTGTAACACCGGTAAGCACACTAGAAGTAATACCTGTGTAAGATATTTCTTCTGATCCAATTTGTATAAAGTTTGTACCTGATGTTGGAAATTGAGCAGAGTCTGTTAATTGAATACCTGTTGTTTGTGAGTCATTAATGGTGCTCACTAAAGTTGTTTGTGCATTTCCAAGCGCTTCACCACCCCAAGATCCTAGCCCCCAGCCTAAAGCAGGAGTTTGTTCTGCTGGACCTACTGGATAATAATGTCTAACGCGAATACCGCCTGATGCGGTTGCACCTGCACCTGTTTCTGCACTTGGCATGGTAATGGTTAAAGTCGTTGTTGTTGGCACAGAAGTGACCATAAATTTTTTATCATCAAAATCAGAGGCGGTATAATCTGAACCAGTAATCGCCGTAAAGTTATCTAATAAAATAATATCTTTAGCATTAATATTGTGAGATGTGGAAAATGTAATGGTAACAGAAGTTGATCCGTTCGTTGTTGTAAAAGCGCTGGTTAAGGTGTTTGTCGATTTAATCGGATGAATATCATAAAAGATACCACCATTATATGCGTATAAAATTCTGTTTGTGCCTAGAATAGAAAACTTACTTCCAGATTTATTAATAATGTGATGTGTTTTTCTTGATGCTCCTGTAAGTTTACTTTCTCCAAGTTGAGCCCAACCCCCTATTTTCTCAGGCGTGTTATACCTGAATCTGACATTGTCACCATCAATCCATTGGCCTTCAGCACCTGTAGCTGTGACTTGTTTATTAAATCCAGGTAAAAATTGTATCTTCTGTAGCATATCACGACTACTATATAAGGAAAATGGCTATCTTACAAATGGAAACTAAAGCTTAGGCCACTCACCTAAAGGTCTTGAAACAACATTGTCCTCACCTTCAGTATAGGTAAATAAAGCTTCTACCGCTTCAATAGTTGAAGCATTATCAATTGCAGTTTCCATCTCTCCAGATTTTGTTCTAACTGCTGTTCTAAATGTTGCAACATCAGATGGAATAGCTGTTCCTGCTTCTGATTTTCTTACAACATACCAATCTGTAGATTGTAATAATTCAGCTGCTTGAGCTTTAATTTGATTCTTTTCAATTGTTTTAACACCTGGAATAACGACTTGATTTCCATCTTCGTCTAAAACTGGTTCATCATCTGCATCTACCGCATTGACATCACCGAGTGTTTTTCCAGTTGCTGTCGCATATGAAGCAGTTACTTGATCATTTGCGAATGCAAAACTCTCAGCTCCGTTAATATAGAATCTTGGATCTTTTAAATTTGAATTGTCATAAACAACTTCATAAATACCGTTCGCTGCTCTTTGTGCTGCATTCCATGCTGGAGCTGCCGCTGAGAACGACTCTAGTCTTGAGTTGACTTTGACTACTTGGTTATTTTCTACTTTTGCCCACATAATTAATCTCCTTATAAGTTAAAGTTTGGGGTTTGTCTATAGACTAAATTTATCAAATTACCTCGCATTATTGGGTACAAAATTAGAGCCTACTAGTGGGGATTCTGCAAATGCCATGTAGATGTAAGTAACACCTGAACCATTCCAAGCATTATTTGAATTTCTTATTTTAAAACCATTAGAAACAAAATCAAAACTATCTAAGTTGCCAGATGTTGCAGTTGTATTAGGAGATAAATATTCATTCATTACATTGTATGGATTTTGTTTATTATCTCTTAGAAACCAATCTGCTACTGCATTGGCTTTTGTTATAATAAATGCTGGTTTAAACCCAGTATAGACAAACGTACCCTCTGCGTTTCCATTTCCAACATAGCTTCCAAACTTACTGTAGCCTTTTTTCTCTGCGAAGCAGTAGGCTATTGATGTTGTGCTTGGAGCAATCAATCCAGAGTTAATAGTTACAATAGATGAGTTAATAGTTCCCCACCATGT